CAAAATATTGTGGTGAAAAGAAAGCATATAATTTAATGGATCAAGTTATAGAAATGGTAAAACGTTTTCACCCAAAACCAGAAGCCATTATGTACTCCAACCCCACTGAAGAACCCGACTTTATTAAACCTTATTTCGGTTTACGTTTATTTGGTGTATATCATATTGGCACCGATTATCTTCACGAAATAGGAAAAAGATGGTACGATTATTTAGTATCTAAAGGTGTTGAATTTGTATGGGAAACTAAAGTAACTGAAATTGATTTTGATAATCAAATGATTATATGTGGTGAGTTTGGAAATAAATATGATGAACTTATTTTTGCAGTAGGTAAATCAGGTATTGATTTTGCTCAAGAGTTAGCCAATAAATATGAACTCCCCGACGAACCAAAATCAGTACAAATTGGAGTTCGTTTTGAAGCACCACAACACCATTTCCAAAAACTAATCGATATATCATATGATTTCAAACTTTACAGAAAATTTGAAGATAAAGGTGTTTCACTTCGCTCTTTTTGTACAAACAATAATGCAGCGTATATTGCCGTAGAAGAAACATATGGCGATTATAGTTACAACGGGCACGCTAAAAAAGATCCAAAATACAAAAACGACATGACTAATTTTGGTATTTTAATGGAAATCAATGGTATTGAAGATCCATTTGAATGGTCTCGCAATGTAGTTAACCAATGCAATGTTTCTGTTAACATTCCATCTTCACATTCACCTACAGGCGAAAGCTTTTTATATAAAGCCGGATTATATTATAGCCCTAGTTTTAGACAACCATCGTCTACTTCTGAAAACGAACCGGTTCGCGTTATAAGATTAACCGAATTAAGCAAAATAGAAGAGGCATTCCAAGGATATTTTAGTTATATTACCGATTTTATTGATGATATGAAAAAAGTGTTTCCAACACTAGAAGACGATTGGGGTATTTATATTCCGGAGATAAAATATTTAAGCCCAGAGCCTCTTGTAAACTACAACGATTTATCTTTAACAAAATATCCAAATGTGCACTTTGTGGGCGATGCTCTAAGTGCAAGAGGTATCACAGTTTCAGGAGCTCATGGTATTTATGTAGCGGAAAATTTAATTTAAAAATAACACTATGGAAAAATGGGAACCCACCAAAAAACTCACTAAACCCGACGGCACAATAGCATATATATGGGACAACAAACTTCACAACTGGGAAGGTCCCGCTTTAATACCTGAAGGCAATATGCGTAAACGTGAGTATTATATTTATGGTTTTAAAAAAACAGAAAAAGAATGGAAAGCTGCTTTAAAAGATAGAGAAGGTCTTCCGTGGTACAAAAAACCTAGCATTACAGGAACTAGCAGATATTAAAAACATTGTTTTTTACTTTTTTTGATATGTATAATCAAACAAATATTTAAATTAATGAAACAAATATTATCCGAAGAATTTCGTAGAATGCAAAAGCTTGCAGGTTTAGTTAATGAAAATAAAGTAAAAAATTCTTATGTTATTAAAGACGAAGAATTAAGTGATGAAGATGGTGATTTTTATGTTATAGATAAACAAAAAGCATTAAATTATTTATCTCAATTTGATAATGAAGATATTGATGCTAAAACATTTATTGATGATGATGAAGGCTGGGGTGAGTTTGAACAGTATCTAGAAAATGTTGAAGAAATGTCAGATAAAGAAATAGAAGATAACATGCGGGAAGATATGAGCTACTATTTCTTTTCACAACCTGATGAAATTTAAAATTCACTGAAAATACTTAAAGTTAAGCTTGGGAAACCAAGCTTTCTTTTTTATATTTATGTCAAAAAATATTATAATATGAAAATCGGATTTTGTGGAACTATGTCATGTGGGAAAACCACGTTAGTTAATGCTTTAAAAGAGCATCCATCATTTCAACATTACAATTTTGCTACTGAACGTTCAAAATATCTAAATAGTTTAGGTATTCCATTGAACACAGATTCAACACTTAAAGGGCAGTTAATATTTTTAGCTGAACGTTCTGCTGAATTAATGAATGACCATATTATAACAGACAGAACAGTTATTGATGTAATGGCGTTTAGTCATTGTTCTAATTCTATGACTCCTTATGAAAAGGAAACATTTGAAAGTGTAGCTAAATTTTTAGTAGAAGAATATGATTATATATTTTATGTTTCTCCTCAAGGAGTAGAAATAGAAGATAATGGTATTAGAGAAACTAATGAATTATATAGAGAACAAATAGATAATACTATTTCATATATGTTAAGATTATATGGTCATCGTGCCAAAAATATTATAGATATATCAGGCTCAACAGAGGAACGTATTGAACAAGTTGTAAAACATGTTCTTTCCTAAAAAACATATATTTATAATAAAACATAAATATGAAATTATCTGAATTAAAAAAATATATTAGAGAAGCTATTTTAGCTGAAATAACAGTTACTAGTGATAAGGATACTGCTAAAAAACTTGCTGATCAAGGTATACCTTTTAATTATGATTCTAGATCTAAACAAGTAACTGAAGATGCTAAAATTGAAGGGGAATTAAAAACTGCTATTAGCGCAGTTATAGATAATAATCCTGAATTAACTGATAGATTTCTAAGAAGAGCAATTAAAAACGATGAAAAGGTAAAAAAAGCATTAAAAGCAGCATCTAAAATCTCAAAATCTGAGGAAAAACTTTATGATCCTCAATTAAACCTCTTTATAAATAAAAAATCAAAATCCACGGATGACAGCGGTGAGAAGGTCGCTGCACCTATACCATCCGTTGCAGCAACATCAGAAGACGAAGATGTAGAAATAGAAGATACATATGCAGCAACATCAGAAGACGAAGATGTAGAAATAGAAGATACATACGGCAAACTAGATCCCGAAGACACATCAGACGATGATAAAGAGCCATCACAAGTTGAAGACGATCCTTTTATTAAAAGAGAAAAAGGACAAATAGCTACTATTCAAGCTACACTAAAAGCCAACGCTCAAGAAACAATGAAGTATATCAAAACCCCAGAAAATGAAAGAACACCTAAACAAAAAGCTCATTTAAAGAAAATGGCTGATTTAACAAAAAAGTTAAGAAAATTAAAGAATCCAACTTTACAATCATTGATTGGGGATGAGGACTAAAATACCATATTATATTATAATAGTATTTCTAATAGGGGTTATTATTTATTTGCTTACTTTACCTTCTGATATTAAAGAAGGCACTGTAATTACAAAGAAAACTGTTGAAATAATACCTGTTACAATTGAAACACCGGTATATGTTCCAAAATATAGAACTCGTGTTGATACTATAACATATATAGATACATTTATTGCGTCTCAAGACCCTATTGACACTAGCGAAATATTGAAAGATTACTATTCAACATATGCTTATCAAGATACTATTCAAATTGATACATTTGGTAACATAATAGTAAAAGATACTATAACAAAAAATTATATTTTAGCCCGTAAAGTTCAATCAAACCTAGAAATACCTAAAATTACAATTGAAAATACTGTTTATATAAATAACAGAGAATGGTATGCTGGTGTAGGATTAGTTGGAGGCACAAATCAAATTAGTTATATTGGTGCTGAAATGTTATATAGAACCAAGAAACACAAAGCAATTGGAATAGGATTAGGAGTAAATCAAGATTTGTTCCCACAAGCCTCCTTCAAATTGTATTGGAAAATAGGTAAATGAGTGAACAACAAAACATAAAAGAAATACTCAAACAAGAGTATATAAAATGTGCTACTGACCCTGCTCATTTTATGCACAAATACTGCTATATCCAACATCCACAAAGAGGCAGAGTATTATTTAATTTATATCCTTTTCAAGATAAAGTATTAAAACTATGGAAAGAAAATCCATACTCTATAGTACTTAAATCTAGGCAATTAGGTATATCTACATTAGCCGCAGGATATTCTTTATGGTTGATGACTTTTCATAAAGATAAAAATGTGCTTTGTATAGCTACAAAACAAGAAACAGCACGCAATATGGTAACCAAGGTTAAGTTTATGTATGATAACTTACCTTCATGGCTAAAAATAGAAGCCGCAGAAAATAATAGATTATCATTAAGATTATCTAATGGCTCACTAATCAAAGCAACCTCAGCCGCCAGTGATGCTGGTAGATCAGAAGCAGTATCATTGTTAATAATAGATGAGGCAGCATTTATCGAACAAATAGGCGAGATATGGGCCTCAGCACAGCAAACCTTAGCAACCGGAGGTGAAGCAATTGTATTATCTACTCCATACGGAACAGGTAATTGGTTTCACCAAACGTGGGTTAGAGCAGAACAAGCAGACAATGATTTTTTACCTATTAAATTGCCTTGGTATGTTCATCCTGAACGAGACGAAACATGGCGAAAGCGACAGGACGACTTATTAGGTGACCCTAGACTAGCAACACAAGAATGTGATTGTGACTTTAATACATCTGGGGATGTAGTATTCTACAATGAATGGATAGATTTTATTAAATCTACTACTATTAAAGACCCAATGGAACGCAGAGGAGCAGATCAAAACTTATGGATATGGGAATCAGCAGATTATACTAGAGAATATATGGTGATAGCAGACGTTGCTAGAGGAGATGGTAAAGATTTTTCTGCATTCCACGTAATCGACATAGCAACAAATTCTCAAATAGCAGAATATAGGGGACAAATGAGCCCAAAAGAATTTGGTTATATGCTAGTTGCTATTGCTACAGAATATAATAATGCTTTACTTGTTGTAGAAAATGCCTCAATTGGTTGGGCTACTTTAGATTCTATAATCGAACGAGGCTACAGAAACCTATACCATTCCCCCAAATCCGACCAACTTACATCAGAATCATACCTAAAAATATATGAAGGTGATTCAAACATGACACCAGGCTTTACTATGTCTTTAAGAACTCGTCCTCTTGTAGTAAATAAAATGAGAGAATATATTGGAGATAGAAGTGTTACAATACAATCCAAACGCTTGCTAGAAGAAATGAAAGTATTTGTTTGGAAAAATGGCCGACCCGAAGCTCAATCAGGTTACAATGATGATTTAATTATGTCTTTTGCTATAGGAATGTTTTTAAGAGATACTTCATTAAAA